GAGCACCAGCATCTTGGAAGAGACCGCGCGCATCAATGAAAGCACGGGAATCAGCCGCGATGGCCTGGGGTCCACCGAAAGCATGGATGGCGTTGGGAAGAGCATCAACAGCGTCGGTGTAGTTGAAGGGTTGGGCACCGAGAACCTTGAAAAGAAGAGCATCGCATGTCAAGGACGAGCAGTAATCGACGTTCTGGTCGGGTTGGACAACCCAGATGAGCTCCTTAACGGGGTGGTTAAAGTTGAGCTTAATCTTGTTACTGGAAGAACCAACGGATTCATCACCTGTGAATTGGAGTTGGGTAATCAAGTATTCGTGGGGGTTCTGGGCCATTCTTCGGCGTTCGTCAGTGTCCAAAAACACGTAGTCGACGTATAAAGACGCAGCAACTAAAGACTGGTTATAGGCGATTGTGGCAGGAACAGGTCGTCCAACAGAGTATTGTTGGGAAGCACCACCGTAAGGAGCGCTGTTGCAGTTTAATGTGGTAACAGCCCATAAGCACTCATCAATAGGGCGAATATCAAGGTTAATCTTGACTTCGTGGTATTGAAGAGCAATTAAGGGAAGAGCAAGTCCGGGGTTTGTGCAGAACCAGAATTGAAGAGGAACGTAAAGAGTTGTTTCAGGGAGAGCGTTACGGGGTGCGCAAACTTGGCGAGGAGCTAAGGAATCGCAAGGACTTTCTACGTCAGAGAAAGAGGGGTCTGTGATGAATGTAAGTTGTGTTGTGTTACCAATCATCTTGAAGTAGCCTCTGATTTGCTCAGATGTCATGGTAAGTTGATTCCAGATGTGCATCCAGTCACCATATTGACGGTCGATGCGCTGACCACCAATTTCGACTTCAACTTGAGCGATGAGCTGTTCACCAGGGTAATCTAACCAACGGGCATAAACTCCTGTGTTTTGGCCAGTTGTGTAGTTTCCAAGACCCATAAGTTGGTTAATTTCAGGAACTGTAACTTGGAGATAGGTGCGGTAAGCAAGGTCTCCGTTTCGGCTAATAACACATTGGACTCGGCGTCCAAAATCAGCCTGTCCATTGAATGTTTGTTCAATAGACTCAATCGCAAAGTTCGTGTATCTGCGGTATGTTACTTTCCAAAAGGTAATTTGAGGATTACCTGTAAGATAAACATCTTGAGCGCCATAGGCAACTAATTGCATTAATCCACCTCCCATTTTATATTATTGCTAAAGAAAAAAATTTCAAAGATTTTAATTTAATTAAATTAATTAATCTAATTAAATTAATTAATCTAATTAAATTAATACAATTTGTTAAAATGCTATGAAATTATTTTATTAAGGTCTAAATTCGTTTTCATAAATTTAAGCAAATATGAATCCTGTAGCACCTCTTTTTTGTTTTCGTGATTTTTGGTAAAAACGTAAGATTCATTTTTTCTTTTCACCGTCCAACCTTCTTCAATAGCATTAAACAAGAGCAACATTTTTTGAAATTGTATTGTATTTATTTTACAATTATCCTCTAAATTAATTAGTGACTCAAGATTGATTTTAAAATCCATATTTTATTTACATAATTTAAAGAAAACTATTATTTTGTTTTAACTTGTAATTTCCAAATTATTAACATTAATACAAATATAGTTTGCATTAATTATAAATTAAATAAAAAACTTAATTTAAATAAAACAGAATGCCTATTTTTAAGCCTAAAGCAACAAAAAAAATCAAGTTCAATAAAAAAAGTGCCATTACGCTGGATAATAAGCATAAAGAGTTTTTAAATGAGTTTTCAAAAGATGATAATGATAAGATACCTAAATTAAAAACTGAAAGAGATGATTTATTGAATAAGGTTAACAATGTTAATGAAGCATTGTCCGTTGAATTGAAGTTAGAAATAGCAGACCGTATTAAGGAGATAAAAGCAGAAATCATAGAACTTAAACAAAAGAAAAAGGAGTATTTTTTAGATAATTCTAAACATATTTTTAATTATTTTGAAAATAAAAAAAATATATCTGATAACAATCTATGTAACATGAATACGTCTACAAATAAAACAAAAATTTTAAATAACTTTTTTAAAATAAAAGAGACTGAATCTACGAATAATTCAGACAATCAATTAAACAACAATATTGTCCAAAAATATTTAAGCAATATTGATGATAGCTTCTTAGACGTGAATCAATTTGTATACCAATCTGATGTGTGTCAATATTGTCGTATTGGCGAATTGATTCCGTTAGAAGATGAAGGAATTGTCATTTGTAATACATGCTCTAGAAGCTTGGCATATTTAATTGAAAATGAAAAACCGTCTTATAAAGAACCACCAAAAGAGGTTTGTTTTTATGCTTATAAAAGAATCAATCATTTTAAAGAAATTTTGGCGCAATTTCAAGGAAAAGAAACTACTCAAATTCCACCTGATGTTATTTCAAATATAAAGTTACAAGTTAAAAAAGAGAGAATCGAATTGGGGCAAATAACAAACAACAAAACCAAAGAAATTTTAAAGAAATTAGGCTATAATAAATATTACGAACATATACAATTCATAAAAGACAAACTCGGGATTAAACCTCCTATAATGTCGCCCGAATTAGAGGAATCACTTTGTAATCTTTTCATGGACTTGCAAGCACCTTATTCGAAATTTTGTCCTGATGATAGGGTCAATTTTTTAAACTATTATTATACCGCATACAAATTATGCGAGCTTTTGGGTGAAATACAATATTTAGACCATTTTCCCATGTTAAAAGACAGAGAAAAACGAATTGAACAAGACAATGTTTGGAAAAAAATTTGCGGAGAATTGGATTGGGAATTTATACCTACTATTTGATTGATTTATTGATTTATTAATTTATGCGTTCTGGTTTATATGGAAATAATTTTAATAAATTTGTGTTAAATATTGATTGATTAGGGTCATTGCAATTAGAGCCGACACCAGTTCCAAAACGAACACCTCCACCCGCTAGTTTTCGGCTACGGCTACGACTACGGCTATATCTACGTCTTGATATATTTCGTCTACCTTTTATTATACGACCACCCATCTTGCGACAACTTTTGCGTCTTTTGTGTGTACGTCTTACCATAATATACTATTATTAGATTAATATATTATGCTAAAAATTTAGCTGAACTGGTTAAAATCCACCCGGAAATTTAACCAAGTTGGCACCAATACCGAATCCTGCACCAGAACGTGCTGTTACACCCATACTCGGGATGTATGTATCCAAAATGCTAAAAGTGGCTGCGGCGGTCAATGAAATGAGAATAATTTCTTCCATATTCAAAGAACGTTTAGGTATAGCATAAGCTGCGATAGCTACCATCAAACCTTCCACAAGGTATTTAATGATTCTCTTGACAAGTTCTCCAACGTTTATCAAACCGTTCATTATATTAATAAATAAGAAAAAAATATATATTGCGATAAAAAACTTAGAATTAAATCATTTAATAAACTAAAATGGACATTGCTAAAACTCAGAGTTCTGAAAAGGCTAAATTCGAGAGAAAGACAAAAAACGGGAAAAAAAATCCTAAATATGTTGACCTATTGGAAGAAGATAAACCAATAGCCAATCAAAAATTTGCATGTATATCTTTCGTTTCTCCTGAAAATATATTAAAGCAAAAGGAAATTTTCTTTTTTGAAGAATTCCTAAAGAAGTGGGACTTCAACAAATCAATGGAAAAGTTTATTCAGTTCTTAAATTTTATCTCTTATAAATATAATGTATCATTTGATGACATTTCAACTGATTTTAAAGATTTCGTGAAGGAAGAACGAGAGATTCTTTCTAAATCAAACATGTCGGATGAATATAAAACATTTATCGACAACAATGAAGAAGAAATTGAAAAATCATTTAATATTGCGAACAATTTCCAGACTTCCACTAGAGGATTGAAAATTAGAGGAGTTTATCCAACAATTGAAGAGGCGGAATTGAGATGCAAAATGTTGAGAGAAGTAGACCCCAATCATGACGTTTTTGTTGGTCCCGTTGGACTATGGATGCCTTGGGACCCAGAGGCTTATAAAACAGGTCGTGTAGAGTATATGGAGGAAGAGTTGAATCAGCTGATGAGCGAGAAGAACAAAAATGAATTTAATGCTAAAACTGCCTTCGACCAGCGTGTAAAAGAATCCAAACAAAAGGCCATTGATGAAAATATTAAAAAGGCGGATAAATCAGGAAATACTTTGACACAAACAATCGACGATAACGGTAACCTTGTTGGAATAAACAACACCACGCAAGAGGCCATGTTGAGGGACAAAGACACTATCTCTACAGCGGATATTTGCACTGAATTGTTTGAGGGGGAAAATATTATTGTAGGCAAGTCCGATAATGGACAGAGCCAATTGGTAAGCGGACCGTTTGCTAATAAAAATAATTAAATAACATACAAATTAAATAACACTATAATAATAATCGTTTATTATATTTTTATTTTTAACACATCTACTCATTTTAGCAGTAGACATATTTTCACCTTCTGCTGCTTTTGCAATTGTATCCCATGTTGCCAAAAGTGTGTTTGTTTCTTTTTCTCTCTTAAACACCTTCTTCCCAGTNGATGAAATAAGNTTGGGTTTGATNTCNGTTTGTTTNANAGATAATCCATAATATCCCTCATTGTTTCCTTCATCGGTCCATACAGTCGCTTTAAGCGCATAAGGCGANGAATTTAAATATTCTTTAATTTCTTTCATATCATTGTCTGTCAATTCTTTACCAACTGAAACTTTCCATTTTTGATATTCTCTCAATAATACAGAATTTAAAACCTTTCCACAATCCGAAAATTTGCATACTTGAAATATAAATGTTTCAACTGTGGAATTTGATTGATGTTTTACATATTCTACAGCCTTTAATTTTAAACCCAAGTAGCCGTGGTTGCGTTGGATACGCTTTGGTTTGAATCTTGTATCTAAATAATTTTTTAATGCATGAAATACTTCTTTTGTAGGTTTAACTTTACTCCATAAGCGATACCGTCCTTCTATATTTACCGATAGTTCTTCTACATCTGTACGAACAATGCAAATACTATTTACAAAGTCATTGAATTTTTTATTCATTTCATCTTCAGGCAATAATACATTTTGATACACGGAAACATTGTCTTGCTTTATGGATGCAAGGATTTTGTGTAGGTTTTCTAGAGTTTCGTTCAAGCGATTTATTTCAACAACTTGTTTTTCTATTAAAATTTTATTATTGTTCAAGTAACTATCTTTCGTTTTAATTTGTTGGGTTAATTCTCTATTTTCATTTTTTAATTCCTCATTTTCTTTCATTATTCTATTAAAATTGTCTATGCTATACGTTTTTGAATGAATAATATCCTTGATGTGTTTAGATAATTTTTCAATTGTAAAATTATTGGCATCATATGCAATTATTTCGGTTTTATTTTTTCCATTAATTTCTATACTGCGTATTTGTCGTTTTATTTTTGGATAATTTTTTATTAGATTTTCTATCTCTACTTTGTTTTGAACTCTAAAAGCATTAACTAAAACAAAATTGGTGTATTTTTTACGATGGTCTACCAGTCTAGTTGATAAATCATTTGTATGACCGAATTTAATTAACTTCTCTCCTGCTTCAGTTGTATTATCAATCGTTCCAAAATAAATACATTCGGTATTTACGGGAAATTGCACGACAATTGCTTGTTCTACTGCTTTTTGCTTTTCTTTCTTTATGTTTATAATGGCAGTATCTTTTTCCAAAATTAGATTTTTGTTTTGTTCTAGTTGAAGTCTTAACTCATCTGTTTCTTCTTCTACTATTTCCTGCAATACTTCTTCCAATTTCATATAATATTCATGGATTTCAGATGCTTTTTTGGTCTGTGCTTTTAAACAGAGCGACTTGAAACATTTGATAGTTAGCAGTATAGTCTGTTTGTTTTGACCACCGTGCTTAGTCAAAGAGGGTTTTTCTTCTTCCAAAGTCGCTTTGGGTTTGCCCAAAGCAACATTTTTGTAATCCAAATCAAGTATAAAATATTTTTCTGTTAATCGTTTACAGTCTATTTTTTGGCTAAAACCTAACCATTTCCATACTTCGTCCAAGTCAACTACAAAATCCGCATTTTTATCATAGTTTAAGTAACAATAAAAGCTACTTACGAATAATTGTTGTTCAAATCCCGTAAAATTTTGTTGAATTTTATTCAATAATTTACTATTATATGTATTTGAAAGCTTTGTGATGGGGTTTTTTTCAATAAGTTCTACGACATTTAACTCTTGCATCTTATTATATATTTATTATAAGATACTATTTAAGTAATTGTATCGGTTATTTATTTAAAAGCGACTTTTATAAAAGCGTTTTTAAATATAAAAGCGCTTTTGTTACCACTTATTCGCCTTTTTGATGGTAATCTTTTGACCTGAACCGCGTTTTTTCGCAGAGCCTGGGTCATACTTTTCATCTTCATCGTCCGAATTCATGCTCTTGGACAATTCCCAAAACTCTTTTGAGCCAAGTTTGAAGTCATTATGGTTATCCGCCTTGTACCAAAACACTTGGTCTTGCAACTTGTTTGATTTTGAGTTATTATTAATTACCAAGCACTCATAATTTTCGGTACATTGGTCCATCACCTGACAAAAGGACTCAAATGTGGGAAACATTCCAGCGTAATTTTCGTATATACGCTTCCGATTCGCTATATAATTCTCACGCAAAATAAAAACATAATCTATATTTGTCCTGAGCGTGGGTGGTATGCCGAGGGGATATTGCATTGTGATGATTAACATGACCTTCCAATGTCTCCCGTTCATGAACAAAAGTCGCATCATCTTATCTCGAGTCCATGTAGCGTCATACAAACAATCATCCAAAATTACAAATGCGCGCGCGTCAATAGTACTTCGTTTATACGTTTCGATTTCCTTCTTGATTTGTTTCAACACAGTGCGTTGTCGTTTCAATATATTTTCAATGATGGCTGTATTGTATTCATGATGCACAAATAATTTTGGCACCATTTTCGCGTAAAAACCGTTGCCCTCCTCAGTCCCTGAGATAACTGTTCCGATAGGAATGTCCTGTTGATAATAAAGTAAATCCCGCACCAAAAAACTCTTGCCTGTGTCACGTTTGCCAATTAACACTACAACAGGTCCTTTACTCTCATTTGCCTTAAAACTAATGCTTTTCATATCAAATTTTTTTAATTCTAACGTCATATCTATTATTTTTATAAAGATTTTTTTAATGTTTTACACGAATGCTAAATTAATTGATTATCTGTTATTTACCATTTGTTATTTAGTCAAAATTATAAGTTAAAAACGTGTATAATTTATATACTAATTAGCTAATGATGATGATTAACGTGAATTATCAAAAAAGGAAAAATGTGGAACTTTTTAAAGCTTTAGAGAAAGAAAATACGCTTAATCTTTCTAAAATACAAAATTACATACCAATTTATAATAGGTTTTTTACATTGAATGAAACGAACTACAATAATATTAATCTTAACCACAAATGGTGTATTTCTAACATTAAGAATGATGATAAACACGATGCCAATAACAACTTATATAATTGTACCATTAAAAATGTTAATAATGACAAAACGAAAGAAAAAGAAGTGTTTTTTAAAATGGCTCCTTTACTAGACCCGTATAAATATTTAATAGGAAAATATAACACACAAGACACAAATCTATTTAATTTACCTAGTTTGGATTCAACCAAACTGAATACACAATCAAAATTTATAGATTATAACAATTCTGCCTATGTTGACGGTTTTTTCTTATTTTTAAACAGTCACTTGATTTATGAACATAATTTTTTTCATGGAGTTGATTATTATGGGTCTTTTTTGGCAATCAAACATAACTTTAATATAAATGTTTTTGATGATATTGATTATTTGAACACTTCTGATTTTTTCAATAAAAATAAGAATATATTGTTTAAAATTGGCGATTATGAACATTTATTTAACAATAATGCCGTCAAATTGAAACCTATTGTTATACACAACTCGAGTGTGAAGACAAATACATCCATTTGTTCTTTCAACGATGATATATTTGAAAATGTATTTGAGGATACAAACGGTGCGTTGGAAGAATTTGATTTGTCATCTGATTTAGTTGAGGTTACTAAACTTTCCACAAATGATAATGAAAATAATGTAACTCTCAAAAGCAGTTCTACTTGTTCATCCAGGTCATCTCATACATCTGACGGGAAGGAAAAGGATGAAGACACGGACGAAGATGAAGATGAAGACGAAGATGAAGACGAAGATGAAGATGAAGATGAAGATGAAGACGAAGATGAAGGTGAAAATGATGTTGATGCTGATGATGACGAAGATGAAGATGAAGATGCTGGTGATGATGAAGAGGAAAGAATTGACGTTAGCATTAATTCCTTTCCCGTACAAGTAATTTGTATGGAGTACTGTGAAAACACGTTTGATGACCTTATTTTGTCAAATGAACTAACAAATGACGAATGGTATTCCGCATTAATGCAGATAATTATGATTCTAATTACATATCAAAAAGCCTTTTCTTTTACGCATAACGACCTTCATACTAACAATGTTATGTATAATTACACAAATAAAAAGTTTATTTATTATTGCTACAAAAATAAAAATTACAAAGTGCCCACGTTTGGAAGAATCTTTAAAATGATTGATTTTGGAAGAAGTATTTACAAAGCAAATGGACAGACATTTTGCAGTGATAGTTTTCAAACTGGCGAAGACGCGGCATCTCAATACAATACTGAACCGTATTTTAACGAAAAAAAACCGCGACTTGAACCTAATTTTAGTTTTGATTTGTGCAGATTAGCATGTTCCATATTTGATTATCTTATCGATGATTTAGATGAAATTAAAGATTTGCAAAAATGCGACCCCATTAAACGTCTTATAGTTGAATGGTGTCTAGATGATAAAGGAATCAATTTGCTTTATAAAAATAATGGCACTGATAGATATCCTGATTTTAAATTATATAAAATGATTTCGAGATGTGTTCATAACCATACACCTCAAGCACAATTGGAACGTCCTGAATTTAAATCTTTTTCTAATTTTAAAGGACCTGTTCCTACTGATGTTATTAATATTGACAATATACCAGTTTATGTGTAAATAAATGTTTTTCAAAATAAAACTATTTTTATTTAAATAGTTGTATTATATTTAGTATATTTATAATAATTAATATAAATATGCAGACGTACGGGTTTATACTTACTAGACATGTTCGTTGTGAGCAAACTAATAAATACTGGAACAATTCTGTAAAATTGTTACGACACTTATATCCTTTCAGAAAAATCGTCATTATAGACGATAATAGTAATCCAGAATTTGTAAAAGATGAAGCTGTCTACAAAAATATTGAAATAATTAAGTCTGAATTTCCAGGTAGAGGAGAATTGCTGCCATATTATTATTATTTAAAACACAAATTTTTTGAAAATGCAATTATTTTACACGACAGTGTTTTTTTCCATAAAAGAGCCAATTTT